TAAACCAAAAGTAGAAGAACCTACAGCAAAGTTCTTAGATGAAGACCCAAGCGATATGGTAAACAGACTGCGTGAAGGCCTAGCCTTTCACGAGAGTGATGAGAAAAAACGCAAGGTTGTTAAGGAGAAAGCCTGGACTGACTGGAAAAAAGCAGATAAGAAAACTAATGTATCCGAGTGGACCGAGCAAGACTATGAGGAATTCATGGACCTATTTGTTGAATACCAACAAGATAGTTCTTTAGTAGAGGACTTAGAAGAGGTATTTGAAGGTGGCATAATTGATAAAGGTAGCAAACCTATTATGAATTGCCCTGGTTGTGGTAAAGCAGATGACATTACTGACAACAGAGCCAAGAAGGCCGAGGCCCCCGAAGGTAGTGGCATCAAAAGAATACCCGACTTCACTTGTCAACAAAACAATCAATACAATCCAAGCAACAATGGTTGTGGATGGGGTGGATATATTGGTGGTAAAGGTGATAAGGAAGTTCCTAGCGAATGGCTTTAGAAGAGCCATCAATTAATGTACAAAAGTTAAAGGCAAAGTTACAGAAAAGATATCCCGATTATAACTTTGATGTACCTGCTATGCCCGATACTACTTGTAGGATGAAGGGTAAATGCCCTTCATCCAAGCAAGTGTACTTTGATAATGATGGTAACTATTTTTGTGGAGAGCAAGTTGAAGTTATTACTGACTTGCGTTCTATGAAAAAAGAAAAAAGAGAATGCGGTGCATTCCTGGTAGATTTATCTATTAGGAAATCTGAAGAAAAGAGAAGGAAAAATGATACCCCTCTTTTTTAGCATCTTACCTTTGTGTGTTATCCCCATACAAGAGACACCCAAAGAAATACAAAACTTCGCACACTGTTTAAACAGTGAGAAGAAGATAGAACAAGTAATAGAATGGGAACCTTTAATAAGTAAATACTTCAAAGAAGAAGATAGAGCTGAAGCATTACTTATTGTATATTGTGAGAGCAGAGGTAAGCCTACTGCTGTTGGTACTAATACTAATGGCACTAAGGATGTTGGACTATGGCAGTTCAACGATGATACCTGGAGTTGGCTTAAACCTAAACTCAAAATAACTAGTAAAAGAACTAACCCTGTTGTTAGTACTGCTGTAGCTAGTTGGTTATATTACAACGATGGAAACCATCACTGGAACCCTAGTAGTAAATGTTGGAGGACAAATGCAAGAAATTAGAAGTCTTGATTTAGAGAAGACAAGACTGTGGGCAAAATCTCGTGGAGAAGATAGCGAGCTGTTTAAACAGTACGCATCAGCCCAACAACTACTTGTCTCTTTAAACAACAAGAGAAAATGGGAGGAGAAAAATGTCGGAAAGAAATAAGAAATTCGATAGAGATTACAGTAAAGGTATTGCAATGGAAAAATTGTTTGATACTTTTATGATAGGTTATCAAGTCGAAATAAAATCTGAAAGACATATATGGGAGAAAACAAAAAATCATTTTGTTGAGTACAGCTACCTACCTTATGGCCAGGAAGACATACCCGAAAACTGGGAAGACAGTGGCATATCCGCCACTACTTCTACCTATTGGGCCTTGATGCTAGTCAATGATAAAGAACAATGTGTTGGATGCTACTTTGTTTTAACCAGTGAGTTAAAAGAATTAGCTAAAAAATATTGGAAGGATGACAAGCGTAATACACGAGGCGGAGATGACAATAGAAGTAAAGGAATACTAGTACCAATCGAAGAGATTGCTAAGTTAGCCTACAATCGTTAGGTTATTTCTACCTGTTTAAACAATGACTGGGAATGAGGGACCTCTATCGTTTATTAACAATGTTAATACACCTGGATGGGACCAAAGCCCAGTTCGTTGTGTAAAGTCTATAGACTTATCTAATGATGGACACTGGAACCAATGTCTATCACCTTGTGTTTTAGCACGAAAATGATGATAGTGAGCAGTTACTAATATCTCTGCCTGGCCCACTGGTAGCCATCCATACATCTGACCTTTCCACCATTGTTCTATTTTATTTTCTGCATTCCCCGAGCCATTAGTCATGTGGCCATGTGTGAACGCACAAGTCTTACCTTTTATATCTAATGTTAAGTGATATCCTTCAGGGACAATGACTTCTACCTTCTTATATCTTTCAGGATTAGCCTGAAATATTTCATCCATTATCTGTAAATGCATCGTATCAGAGTTATCTAACCTGCTTGTAAGCACCTGGCCTTTACTACTTCGTGTCATTTCACCATGGTTTCCTGGAACACCTGTCAATATAATCTTATCTGCGTGTGGTAAGAAGTGTTCTACTGCTTTGTAAATCATACTTCTAGCTAGTGCGTATTGCTCCAAGAGGTTGAGAGAAACATTATGTGGTTGACTGTCGTAGAAAAATTTTGTACAGTTTTCTGTGAGGTCGCCCATTCCTATTAGATAAACCTCATCAATCTGATATCCTATCTTCCTGTAATTCTTTAACAGTTGCAATCCATCTTGTAATGCAACATCAAATCTTTTAATTGTGTTCTCAACTCCATAATCATCCTTGCCTAACTGCCAGTCTGATAAGAAAAAGCAATAGGCTGTATCACCCTTGAATAGATTATGCTTAGGTAATGGTGGCTTCTTAGCTGCTTGTTTAAACAAGGTCTTAAAGTATTTATCTCTTGCAGGATTTTTCTTTCGTATAGTACCTTTAAATGCGTAAAAGGTTTCTACTCTGCCACCTTTAAGCTGTGCATTCCAGGAAGATACCTTTAAAATTCCATCAATCTCGTACTCTCTAGGATTAAAACCCCATTGTTCTAGTATCTTGTCGTAGTTCCTGGAGTAGTTTGGGTCAGTTCCAACATGAGTTATCTCACCCGAACCAGTTTCATGGCTAAACTCTGCGTTAGGTTGCCACCCTGCTTTGTAAAAGTTATTAGCATTCTCTACTGGAATACCTTTTGATTTTTTATTTGGCATCTTCCACCTTTCTATCGTACTTAATTATACAACAGATATTGAGATACTAGGGTATTTACTTACTTGCTTTTTTAAATTCTTGTGGAGATATTTTATTTTTAGCAAATGATTTTAGTACTGACAATACAGCAGCACCACCTGCTAAAGCAGCTACTTCTAGTGTGCTTATTTCAACACCAATAGCAGGTGTAATGACAAGAGTAGAAGCAAATGTTTCTACAAATGTCCACAAGCAACGCTCTAATAAGTCTTTATATTCTTTACTCATTATATTATTCTTCCTAACTTTAATTTGTTTTCTATGTTCTCTAGTTTAGCAATAATTGTGTCTAATTTCTTCTGAATAAACTGTGGATGTACCATCTCTGCACCACTTGCATTTGACAAATCTTCTGCTGTTATGTTTGTAGCTTTCTTTAGTTCATCTATAGTTGCTGTTTTTTTCTCTATAATCCATTGTCGCCAAGCATCTCCTGGACAATCAGTTTGTTTGAAAGAACTATGAGGTCTAAGCTCACCACCTACTTGTTCGTAGAGCCAAGAAATGGATGCACGAGCTTCAGCAGAAGGTTGGTCGGTAGGTTTTGAGCCACCAAGCCAACACACAGCAACATAATGCTTGTTATTGTAATTAATCTCTTGCCTACTGTTACCACCTTGTGCTGCACTTCTGTTTCCAAATCCTCTACCTTCATAAATCTGTCCTGTATCTCCTACTAAAAAGTTATATGCTACATCATTCCAACCTCTATCTTCTTGATGTAGTCTTTGTATTTGTTTACATTGGTCCATCTCTGCTTGATTACCTACAGCTACAGGATAAGCAGACCAGTGTATCACTAAACCTTTTACTTCTCCTAGTTTACTAAATTTTGTTTTATTGGGTTTAGCACCCCAATCATTTCTACTTATTATTTTCACAATTCTCACTTCCACCTTTGCAGTTGCAGGTCTGTACAAATGAGCCATCTTCTTTTACATCAACTGTACACATACTCTATCCTCCTTGTTTAAACAATAAGTTAAGTTTAGCCATTTAATTTAAATAGTAGTTCAGTAAAGTTACTTTCTAACATATCTAATTCACTATTCATTTCCATAACCATAGCATCACAAGCGTTCTGATGTAATTTAATTTCTTCTATTGAGTTGAATACCCAACCAAATGCACTAAGCAAAGCTGTTATAACTATTGGTGCTAGTGTCTTTGTGTCTATCTTTAATGTTGCCATTGTTCTCCTACATTAAAGCAGCAACAACAACACCACCTACTGCTACCAATAATCCTAATACTTTATAAAATTCTGCTTTGTCTAGTTTTGCGTCTAGTTTACTATCGATTTCATCAAGGCGTTTTAATACCATATCTAACATCTCCTTCTGTGTATAACCATTACCGAGATAGTCAGACATTATGGAAGGTCATCTTCCTGGATAGGTGACATCCAATCCCATTCTTTATCCCAAGATTTACGATTATCCCAATCCCATTGACTTAGTCTTTTAAGATAAGATACAATCTCTTTTAAAAAATAACCTAATAAAAACCCAATTATAAAATCCATAAGCAGGATTATAACATACAGTTATAAATTTTTTTTTACTTTGTGCCATTTATTAGTGTGTGCATGAAGATAAGCAGATTTAGTTTGTTGTTTATTTATAAAATTTTTATCATATTGATTATTATTTAAATTATAAGTTTCTTCTTTTTTGTATGGAGTAAGCATAAGTAATGGGTCACCTGCGTTAATAACAAATTTAGTTTCTACATCTTTTGTATCTGTAATAAACTCAAATGGAAAATTTGTTTCGTGCCATATATCTGTTTCTACCATGCCAGGTAACAATCTAATATTTTTTCTGTGATGATAAAAAGGGTCACGAAAAGCTGTACCATAACCTTCTGCAGTTTCAATAAAATATGGCGACATTAATTTTAAAACTCCATGATTATAAAGTGTATTTAAATTCATCATTTTTGTTTGTTGTATATTATGATAATTAACCCAACCAAAAGGTGCAGTAACTACATTACCTATTGAAAATTGCCAATTAACTACATTATCTTTAATTTCAAAAAACATATCAGACCATGCAGGTATTACAATTCCATTAGTCATTTCTTCTTGTATTGCAGGACAGTTTTTAGCATGAGGTGGTGTACCATCTGAACCAAAACTTTCTAATGTATTTGCAATTTTATTTTTTTTATACCATTCAGGTAAAAATTTATTAGCAGGTTGTGGAGGAAAATTATTAATTATTGTTTCAAATTCTAAAGTTCTAGGATATATATTTATATCTATCATAATAATCTTTTTGGTCTGCGACTTTTAATATCTTCGTATAAATTCATTATACCTTTTCTGTAATTAACAATACCTGTAATTTGTTTTTGATATTTATAAATTTTATCTGTCATTTCTGTGTACTTTAAATCTATTTGTTTATTAAATGCAAACATTAACATAGGTACATTTACAGATAACTCAACTGTTGCAGGTTTACTATTATCTAATAACACTAAAGCAACATTTAAATGTCTAATCCAATCTTTAATATATAGTTCTCCACTTACATAAGAACAATTATTGTAGTTTAATGGTGGAGGAACTGTCATAACACTTACATCTTTAGTATCTGTTACAAAAGCGTAAGGTGTTAATAACTGAATACTCATTACATTATTTGAATATTGTAACTCTAATTTTTTTTGTAAAATGTTATGTACTTCTTGTGCTTCTTTGTGTACTTTAGTATCAAATTCATAATGATAATATGGTTCGTTATCTTTTAAACCAAATTCTAATTTAAAACTTATAGGAGAATTTACATAAAATAATTTTTTGCTAGTAGAAGAAATAGCAGGGCAACCTAATTGTTTTACATTATTATATTCTTTTATATTAGAATAAATACCTTTAGGAAAATCATTAGTATTAATAATATATTTAACTGGTATTAATTTATTTTTAGGAAATAACATACTCCACCTTCCTGTTATTTAAGCTGTTTCCCACCCTTGTGTATTATCTGCTTGATATGCTTCATCATTCCATATATAAGCATTTTCATTATCAGGAACTGGAATAGGGGGTTTCCACTTATTATGTTCATCTAATACATAACTAGCATGTGGTTTAGGTTGTAAATATTTACCTTCATCTGCATTCCATTCTGTTTCACTAGCTACAAAAACATCATTAGTAGGGTCATAGGCATTACCTATTGTTGCAAAATGACCTCTAAATGTTTTACTTTGGTCCTCTGATAATTCACCTTCTTCATCATAATGTTTATAAAATTTTGTATTGTATGATGTTCTTTTTACAGATGTCGCTTCACTATATTTATCTAAATAGTATGCTTCCCAATCTGCAAAACCTTCAGGCAAAGCCTCTGTATCTGTTTCATCTCTACCAACAATTACATTTGTTACAATATTATTGTCATCTAATAATGCGTAATGTGCCATTATGACCTACTCCAACTAATGTTATCTCCACCTGTTGTTATTTTTGTTATTTTAAATTTACCATCTCCAGTAGTAATAGTAGTTCCTACATTAGTACCTAAACTTATTGTTAATTCAGCAGGATATTGTATAGCTACTGCACCTGCAGAACCAGTTGAACCTGCACCACCACCTGAACCTGCACCACCACCACCACCTACACCTGCTACAGCAGGTCTACCTGCTGTGTTAGAAGAATATGCACCTGATGGTCCTTCAATACTTACTTTACCTTGAAGTAAATAACTATCTGTACCATTGTTTAAAGCATTAGCATGTGTATAACCTTGTGATAAGTTAGAAGCGTCACCTGCAGTTGAAAAAGTTCCACCATTACCACCTGCATTTATTGAACCTGAACCACCATCATTACCTTGTGCACCTGAATTACCACCTGCATTTGTTGAGTTACCATAACTTTCTCCTGCTCCACCACCTGAAGCATTAGCACTATCTGCATTAGCAGAGTTTTTTAAAGCCCCTGAACCACCTGCAGAACCATAAGCAGTTTCTGTGCCATCATCTGTTTCTAAAGTAGTATTACCACCTGCACCACCATCACCTGCTGCGTTATTAGCCCCATTATTATTTCCTGTACCACCTGCACCTGAACCACCTCCACCAACAGTTACAGCGTAGTTAGTTCCTATTGTAAACTTAGCTTGGTTTTCTACTGTAAGCATTCCACCACCACCACCGCCACCACCTGATTTGTATGGTACGCCATGTTGGTGAAAGCCACCTCCACCACCGCCACCACCACCTAATAAGGTGTAGGAAGCTATGATTTTGTCGCTTTCATATTCATTAATATTTTTAAATTCGTTTATTTCAGCAAGTGAAAATACACCTTTAGATGAGTGTCTTTTCTGTTCAGGTGCTGCACCTATAAAACCTCTATCAGACATTTAAACTCCTATGTAATTTCTAAGATGCCAAGTGTCAATTCTAAATCGCCAGTAGCTGAAGCCCAAGCTCTTAATTCATCAGTAGCTTCTAATACAAGTTTTCCTCCAATAGGATTAACTGCACTATCAGCAGGTACTGCAAGAGTTGAAACAACTGCTGCTGCTGTAGTAGTAGAAGTATCATACAAATCTATGTTTAAATCTGCAGAGTTTGTTCCATCTACATTAGCAACTTGACAATGTATAACAATAGCTGTGGTATCTGCAGCAGGACTATATACTGATGTATCAACAGTATCTCCTAAAGCTACAGTTTTGTTTACAAATGTTTCTGCCATTTTATCTCCAATTAATTAATTAATTATCTCCCATCACTATAGCACGAACACTTGTCTGTGTCACGCTTGTTACTGAAAGAC